TCAGAAGGTAATGCATTGGATTTTGGAGATTTAGCAAGTTCTAAATATCATTTAATGGGAACCTCTTCATCAACAAGAGGAGTTTTTGCTGGAGGTAATCCAGGACCAGGTGCAATTCAAAATACAATAGAATATGTGACTATAGCTAGTACAGGAAATAGTTCAGATTTTGGAGATTTATTACAAGTTAATTTTAGAGGGTTGAGAGGTAGCATAGTTAGTTCTGGAACAAGAGGAATTTTTGCTGGAGGAAGTCCTTCACCATCTCTTCTTAATGTAATTCAATTTATAACAATCGCTTCAACAGGTAATGCCACTGATTTTGGCGATTTGACTGAAGCTAAAATTACTGTGTCTGGAACTTCTAACTCAACAAGAGGTGTTTTTGCAGGAGGAGCAACTCCAACTCCGAGTAATGTAATTAGTTATATTACAATTGGATCTACAGGAAATGCAACAGATTTCGGTGATTTAAGAGTTCCAACAAATGCACAAACAACTGCATCAAACAGCAGTGGTAATTTATCATAACTTGATTTAATTATTAAATTTGCTATAAGCTCTTTGTGAGCAGGAAAGTCATACATTATCTTTGTGGGTTACCAAGAGCAGGAAACACAATCTTATCTACAATATTAAATCAAAACCCAAATATTGCAGCTACACCTAATTCTATAATTACAGAAATATTTAGAGATTTAAATAATTTAAAACATTCAGACGTATTTAAAAACTATCCCGATCATAAGTCTTATGATAACGTTATAAAAGCCGTGATCCCTGAATATTATAAAGATTGGAAAGAATCAATTATTATAGATAGAGGACCATGGGGTGCACCTAATAATTTAAAATTTTTAAAACATTACATAAATCCAAAACCTAAAATATTAATTTTAGTTAGAGATGTTTTAGAAGTATTAGCATCTTTTATATCTTGGGCAGACAAAAATTATGATGCTTTTCCAAATAGATATGGAACAATGGACACAGAGAAAAGATGTGATTTATTAATGAACAAAGATGGTTTAATTATAAAAGAATTAATTGCTATAAAACATTTAATTGATCATCATCCAGGCACGTATAAACTAGTGGATTATAATAATTTAGTTAAAACACCTGAAAAAATTATAAAAGAAATATATAAATTTTATGACATCAAACCTTTTAAACATAACTTTAAATCATTTAAACAGTTTAAAGTAAATGGCATGGGTTATGATGATAGGGCTCTTGGTGTTAATTTACATACCATAAAAACAAAAGGTATGATTAAAACAAAAAGAAATATTAAAAAAATTTTACCAAAATCTATTATTGAAAAATATGGTAATCTCAATGTATGGACAAATTAAATATATATGTTATAGAAGACGTGTTAGGACATAATCTGACTAAAAAACAAAAAGAAGAAATTATAATGAAAAAAAATAAAACAGAAATTAAAGATTTAACTATATCTGAGATATCAAAGTTACCATCTTTAACTAAACAATATAAAGGTATGTTAACACACATACACAATTCTCTACCTGCAATTAAAAAAACATCGTCTAATTTTTACAAATCACATTCTCAGTTTATGGGTGTAATGTTAGATGTTACTGCAATTACTCCAGTAAGATCTTTAAAACATACTCTAGCTGAAATAGATAGAACTAGACAAGCTCTTGAAGAAGCACATCTTAAAATGGCAGAAAACGATATTATGATTAGAAAAAGAGAGGTACAATTAGAAAACCCAGATTTAAGTCGTTTGGAAAGAGAGCACATAGAACACAAGTTACTTAAACTAAAAGTTAATGGTGCTAATATTATGAACAGTGTTCAAGGTGCTATTAGAAAAATGTCTTTCTTTACTACCCAATATAATTCAATCTTAAAAAAATTAGGTAAAGAAGATATTACTGAAGAAGAGTATGAAAAAGAAGAAGTTAAATATCATATCATGACTTGTATGAAACAAGCTTTAAATGCTGCAAGAGCAAGAGGAGGTCAAATAGATGAAGGTAATTTGATTTATTTATTTGATATGGGTATTAATTCAGCTGTCGCTCAAAGAGAAATTTATGAATATCTTAAAAGAGAAAATGATATGATGGCTAATGGTGAAAACCCTAGCCATGAAATGACCATGCAGTGGCTAGAGCACTGTGCTGAAATCTTTAAAAAAGACTCTCAAAAATTTGCTGATAGAAGAGGTTTTCAATTACTAGATGAAAAATCATTGGCTACAGTCAATGAAGACAAGAAAAAAGAGGACTAGCAATACTTAAATACTTGTGGTATTTACAAAGCTTATATTATAATATAATCACAATCTAAGGAGAATAACCTATGGCATATAAAGCAGTAAAATATAAGCTAAATAGTGATGGCACTATTCCTTCATTTTTATACGGAGGAAATGATGGTTCTAATGGAAACTGGCCAAATAAAATAGATGGTCAAACAGGTCCACAAGATTCATGGTTACTTGGAATTGCTGATGATGGTGCATCTTTTCCAGCTGATCAAGCTGAAGAAATTACATCAAAAGCAAATTTGGTAACTTATCTAAATACTTATACAAGTGACTGGAAACAACCTGACCCAGATAATCCTGGTATGGAAAACGAAATTCCATTTGATCAAGACGCTAATGCAACTATTTTTTGGAATAAATTAGACGCATTAAATTCATAAGGAATTAAATGGCTCAGTTCCCACGATTTGATAACGCGAAAGGTGTTTGGAAGCTAAGCGAAGTATACGAACAAGTATACAATGGCACTTGGCCGAACAATGGCGCCATAGGTGTATTTGGCGGTGGGGCAGTATTTCCTGGAACTAATACATTTAATATCGAATCAGTTAATCTTACTTCACAAGGTAGTACAACTGTATTTGGAAATTTAAGTGTGGCTAGAAGATCATTAGGATCAACAAGTTCATTATCGAGAGGATTATTTGCTGGAGGTTATACACCTACATCTTCTAATGTCATAGATTATATAACATTTACCTCATTGGGAAGTGCAGCTGATTTTGGAAATTTAACGGAAGCTAGATATGGTATAGGTTCAGTTAATAGTTCTACAAGAAGTGTTTATGCAGGAAATGGAACAGGTAAAAACGTTATTGATTTTGTAACAACAGCCACCCTTGGTAACGCTACAGACTTTGGAGATTTATCTACACAAACAGGACAGGCTTTAGCTGGACTTTCTAGTAGCACTAGAGGTGTTTTTGGAGGTGCTCTTACTTTTTCACCTACTGCAAACCATGATGAAATACAATTTATCACGACTGCAACTACTGGTAACACAAGTGACTTTGGAGATTTAACTGCAGCAAAAAGATCTGCACAGGGAACATCCTCTTCAACAAGAGGTCTTTTCATGGGAGGTATCACTCCATCAATTATTAATGTTATAGAATCCATAACGATAGCATCAACAGGTAATGCAACAGATTTTGGAGATTTGGCTTCTTCTACCTATGACGGAGGAGGGACTAGTAATTCTGTAAAAGGTTATTCTCTTGGTGGACTTACTTCTTCTGTTGCAAAAACATTTAAACAAGTCATAACTATTTCAACAGCAGGTAATGCAACGGAGTTTGAAAGTCTTGGTGGTGTAGGAGGACAAGGTGCAGCAACAAGTAACGCGCATGGTGGTTTAACAGACGGGTATCAAGGAACAAGGCCTGCTACTTATTTAGATACAGGTAATAGAGGATTATTTAGTGGTGGAGATTCAGGAAGTTCTCTTTCTTCAATATCTAGTTTAAATATAAGCACTACTGGAAATACAGAAAACTTTGGAGATTTATCTGTAGCAGTTGATGCAGGTGCAGCTTCAGGGAATGAGACAAGGTCTTTATTTTATGCAGGAGCTAATAATCCAGGAAATACTAGACAAAGTATTATTCAATATGTAACTCCATCTACTTTAGGTAATGCGGCAGATTTTGGAGATTTAACTGAAACTGCAAGAGGCGCTAGTGGTAGTAGTAATAGCACAAGGGCATTGCGTTTTGGTGGAAGAAATGATCCTGCTAACTTAAACACAATTGATTATATGGAAATAGCTTCATTAGGTAATGCGGCAGACTTTGGAGATTTGAGTGCATCTACAAATTCTGGATCATCAATGTCAAATTCCACAAGAGCTTTATATGCTGGCGGTAGACCATCTTCAACAAGTGTAAATGAAATTCAATATGTAACGATCGCATCAACAGGAAATACTACAGATTTTGGGGATTTATTAGAAGAAAGAGAAACTC